GCATTAGCAACACCAAATACAGAACCAAATTGTGTTAATGTGGAATATGTTGCTGATGTATAAGCATTGACTGAGTTAGCCATTGCTCCAGCATAGTTATTAGCGGCACCAGTGGAGTTATTTACATAAACATAATCCATGGATCCGGCACCAATAGGTGAACCATTGACATAGATTGCAGAAGCATTAACAGTACCGGCAACATCTAGTGTATATCCTGGGTCTGTTCTATTGACACCCATTCTGACATATGCGGTTCCACCAAGAGCATGGAAGAAATTGACGTTAGAAATAGTTGAACCGGTTCTGGCAAATACTCTATAGTTGTTTTGATAAGAATCAATAGACCAACTTGTATTACCACCAGTTGCTTGTAATTGAATCTCACCTCCTTCTTGGCCACCATTAGGAGTAATATAAACATAAGAATTTGCGGTTATTGTTCCGGTTGTTGTTAGATCACCAGCAAAAGTTCCTGTGGCGTTTGCTAGTTTAGTATTTGCCCAGTTATTTGCTGCCGATAGGTCGGCCGAGATTGTAATAATATCATTAATGATATCAGATGTGATACCAATATTATTACCAGCATTTATGGTAAGAGTAGAAGTATTACTTAATGCGGTGATAAAAGAACCGTTGGCAATAACGGTGGAAAAACTTTTAAGATTTCCAGTAGCAACAAAACTTACAATCTGTCCTGTTGTATTCTTGTAATAGAAACGACCATCAGCATAGTTAAGAGCAATCTCACCATTAGCAAGGTCTGAAGGTATATTTCCTGGTGTAGCAGAATATTTAAGCTGGATTACTGTGTTGGACATTAAAAGTCGTCATTCTTCTCTTCTGTCACCGGCGCAACTTGTTTAGTATCAACAGGCTTTACTGGTTTCTTATCCTTAGTATTTATGGCAGTTTTCACCGGAGGATTCTTTATATTTTCTATTTCTTTTTGTAGAGAAGAAATTTCTTTATCTTTTTCCAAAACCATCTTTTTCATTTCATTGATTTGATTGACTGCGGTGTTCATATGATCCACTTGGGCCTTCATATTATTATATTCAGATTCCCATCTTGAAGCATCAACTCTTAATTTGTTTATTTGTTCATTATCAGATGCGATGGTTTTATCAAGGTCAATTTTGGTGTTACTATAATCGGAACGAGTAGATTGGAGTTCGTTTTGTAGGTTTTTAATGATTTCATCTCTTTCGATAATACCATCATTTGCCAGTTTGGTCTGCGTTTTAAGTTGCAGAACCAAACTGATGTATTCGTGAATCATTCCTATGGAATGGTCAAGATATGTATTGATATATTTGCTTTGATCACTCATAATATATTCTCTAAGTTAGATGTTAGAAAGTGCCTCCACTAAGCATGGAGAATGTAGGAATACCTGTAGAAGATGCGGTTAGAACCTGACCTTCAGTACCAGCTGCGGTGACCTGTAGTGCAGCATTACCACCTGATCCAAATACAACACCGTTTAGTGTGGCAGAAACGATACCTGTACCACCGTATGCAACGTTGACGGTTGAACCATTCCATGTACCGGTTGTAATGGTACCGACACCAGTAATACCTGTATAGGAACCAGATAAACGACCAGATGGTAGAATACCTGAGGTAATGTTCGCAGCATTAGTAAATGTGGCAATAGCGTAAGCATTGGCATTGTTGGCATAACCAAAGGCACCGTTAGCAGTATCAAATCCTGCTTTAGCAACTGTATATGCAGCATTAACGGTAGCATATGCCGAATTAACCACAACATAGGATGCATTAGAAGAAGTATAAGCAGCATTGATAACACCAAATGCACTATTAACAGATGCGTATGTTAGGTTTGTTAAATTATAACCGGCATTTGCAGTAGTATATGCCGCGTTGATTACACCAAATGCGGAGTTTACAGCATTGTAGGTTAGGTTTGTTAGACCAAAATTACCGTTTGAGTTATCATAAGCAGACTTGATCCATACAGTGGCATTAGCGCCACTTAGCCACAAATTACCCGTGATCAAATCGGCACGTAATACCGCAAGAGACATGTTATTACTATAAGGAACAAATGTATTATTCGCCGGCTCTTGGTCGTATCCATTAAATAGATAATAGGTCTTATCCGTAGCATCTCTAACTAAACCAGTATGGACGTTAGCACCAGTGGTATTACCGTAGTTGGCAATGAAACCAATATCCAGGAAATCGGTACCAGAATAGTTATTGGCAGCAAGATAGATTAAGGAGTCACCAACGACCAACTGGTTTGATGAAATGACAGTAGAGTTACCTAAGAATGTAAGGTTACCTGTAACGGCAAGGTCACCTGTGATTGTCTGTACCGGTGAATTTAATTTAACAAATGTTGTATTGGCCCAAGTATTAGAAGCATTAGCCTGATTATATGCGGCATTTGCTACAGTATAACCAGCATTTAATGATGTGTAAGCACCGGTTAATCTAACGTTATCTGTATTAGACTGTGTAAATGCTGCGTTGACTACACCAAAGACAACATTCTGCTGAGATCCGAGAGTATTGGCAGAACCAAAGGCTGCATTAATGACAGCAAATGCGGAATTTGTAGATAGATAAGCATTATTAGAAGTAGCATAAGCAGAATTTGCTACTGTATATGCTGCGTTATGTGAAACATATGCACCGGTTAATCTAACGTTATCGGTGTTGGACTGTGTAAATGCGGAATTAACAATTTGATAAATGTTATTCTGGATATCAAGATATACTTTACCGCCTACTGCGATTGTACCGGTACCGTCTGGAGTACCAATAAAAAATGTATTAGATGCATAAGAGTATGCTAATTCAGCAACATTCAGTGATGGTGGCTGAGAAGTGGTTAATGATCGTTTGATCTGAATGAGTGTATTTGACATTTATTAAAATTCCCCTCCGTCTAGATGCGGCAGTGTTTCTACTATGAATCTATCACTTGCCTCATCATAAACGATTGTTTCCTCATCAGTCAAATGGGTGGCATCAACGTCTTTTAACTGTCTAAGAGTTTGCACTCCTCCGCCTCCTCCTGCTCCACCACCTGTATTTATACTAATTCGGTTTTTAGGTGCCGAAGTCACTATAATCTTTTGACTAAGTGGTGTTCCGATTGTTATCTTGGATACCATTTTGTTTCCTTAATATGTTATTTGTGGTGTAACAAAAATAATACCTTCAATCAATCTAGAAGTTGCGTTAGCATTATTAGTGTCAATTACCTTCATATCAAAGAAATAAGTTCCTGCTGGTATATTCGCAGTATTACCAGCATCTAAAGATACAATTATTTGACCTGTATTTCCTTCCGGTACACATTTCAAAGTGGCTGTAGCATTTTGAGAAAGAAGTGACCTTCTCATTTTACTGGATACATTTAGTCCAGTTAAATCTTGTGGTGTATTGTTACTCTCATTATTTATTTGTATAGTGGTGTTAAAATCAGCACCTTGATCCATAAAGAGTTCTACGTATGAAGACATTTAATTTTTACCTTATGTCTGGAAGCCATGAACCATACATATTAATTCCATCACAAACAAAAGTAATGATGTCATGAGCGCCAGGGCCGGTATTGGCTCCTATCCAAGATGTGGCACCGGCCCATTTATATCCACTACCAAAAGATAAAGTTCTACCACCGGTACCATCTTGATAAACGTGTAGAATATAAGTTCCAATTTTTATGTTTGTAGGATTTGCTAATGTTCTATTACCTCCAAGTGTAATAGTAGCAACCATTCCTTGTGAAACGTCCCATGAAATTGTTGCACCATCGGTTAATGTTTGTGATGATGCGTTAGCATTATTATTAATTGTTCCTGAAAATGTTGATGTTCCTGTAAATGATGGACTTGCTTTAGGTGCGTAAGTTGATGCAGCTGATGATGTGGTTAAATAACTTCCTAATGTGGATGTTAAAGATGTTGATGTAACATAAGAACCTTGAATAAATGTATTTACGTTATTGGCAACAACACCGGCAGTGTTAGCTGCACCAAATGCCGCAACACCATTGGCAAGAGTATAATAAGAAGCAGAACCAATAATACCTTGTAAATATGTATTTGCTTGATCTGTATAACCATTAGCACCAACTGACACACCGTTGGCCTTTGCAAACGCTGCCTGAGCATTAGCATATGTTGCAATGACCTGTGTGCTATTATTATCAGTAAAGCTCCAGAATCCAGTTGTTTCGTTCCAAAATATGGATGTATTAGGATATGTACCACGGGCAATAACCATTCCAGAATTTACTGATAATGGAGGTGATGTGCTAGGTAACTCGGCATTATGGATAATATTATTTGTACCAACTAACAATGTCTGTGTATTGACATAAGTGGTATTACCTGTTACGGTAAGATTGCCAGATATTGTTACGTTACCTGTGATTGTACCACCAGCAAGTTTTAAGAATGTTGCGTTAGTCCAAGTATTAGCAGCAGTTGTTAGAGCAATAGCATAGTTAGCATTACCTACCGCAACGTTTGATGCAGATGTAATACGACCGTATTGGTCAACTACAAATGTTGGAACAAAGTTATCATTAGCTGTATATGTTCCTGATGTAACACCACTGTTAACCAAGTTTAGTGTTGGATTGGATGTACCATTGGTTACAAAAATCTGTCCAGATGTGCCGGTAACAGAAGTTACCGCAGATGTTAGATATGTAGCGGTAGCAACGGCAGTAACACGACCAAAAGCGTCGAGTGTGACTGATGCAATACCAGATGATCCCTGTTGTCCTGCACCAGCACCACCTGTAGCAAGGAAGACACCATTGACATTCGCTACGATACCGCTATTTGCCTGGACACCAAGATTGATAAAGTTATTTGTTGCGTTTGATGTGACAACTATACCGTTACTGTTACCAATGGTAAGTGATGTGTTTATCGAGTTGGCAAAGAATGTATTACCACTTGCTATTATTGTGGCGAATGAGTTAGTAGCGGCCACGTTAGAAGCAGAAGTTATTCTACCAAATTGATCAATTACAAATGTTGGAATTTGTGAAAGACCACCGTATGACTGTGCAGTAACACCTGATGGATTCTGTGTAATCTGAATACCACTGTTAGTGGCATTAGCAATCAGGACGATGTTATTGCTTGATGTAATGGTTATTGTATTAGCATTTGTTGTCGGTGTTAAAGATGTACCACCAACAGAATGAGTAACATATGCTGTCTGAACCACACCATTTGCTTTAGCATAGACATTGTTAGCAACCACACCTGCTTGGTTGGCAGCACCAAATGCCGCACTACCATTTGATATGGTATAGAAAGATGAATTACAATATGCGGTGGCATTAGCAATATCTGTATTAGAAGCAATAAACAACATGCTTGTGCTGTTACCATTAAACATCCAGGCTGTGCCAGGTTCATTCCAGAATAGTTGAGCATTTGCTCTAGAACCACGATTAACAATAATAGCAGCATTACTGGTTGAAGAAGGAGGCAAATTACTGGCCAAATTACTATACATAACAATTGAACCAGAACCGACAGAAAGTGATTGAACACCTTGTTGTGTCGTAACACCTGCTACTGTTAAGTTACCTGTAATGTAAATATCACTTGAAATTGTTTGAACAATAGCAGGTGTGTTAGCAGGTGGTGCCAACTTAACAAATGTAACGTTGGCCCAAGCATTTGCCGAATTGGCGTAACCAAATGCTGCGTTAGCAACTGTGAATCCAGAGTTGGAAGATGTGTATGATGCATTGATAACACCAAATGCTGAGTTTACCGCAGTATATGTAGCATTAGTTAAAGCAAATCCAGAGTTGGATGAAGTATATGCCGCGTTGATAACACCAAAGGCACTATTAACTGCGGTGTAGGTAAGATTGGTTAAACCAAAATTTGAGTTTGTTACTGTAAAGGCAGAATTTGTTAATACATAAGCCGCATTTAAAGAAACATAAGCACCCGATAAACGGACGTTATCTGTATTGGATTGGGTAAATGCTGAGTTAACCACACCAAAGGCGGAATTAGTCACTACATAGTTGGCATTGGCCATAACATATGCACCAGTCAATCTAACGTTATCGGTATTAGATTGAGTAAATGCAGCATTAACCACACCAAATGCTGAGTTGGTTACGGTCCAGTTTGCATTTATTGAAACATAAGCGGATGATAATCTAACGTTATCTGTATTGGACTGTGTGAAAACTGAATTGGTAAGCACATAGTTAGCATTACCGGATGTATATGATGAGTTAACCACACCAAATGCTGAGTTGGTCACAACATAGTTAGAATTTGCCATATCATAAGCAGCATTTAAAACGGTAAATGCTGAGTTCAGTTTATCAAATGCTGCATTAGAAACAGCATAGTTAGCATTACCTGTAGTATATGCAACGTTAAGCATATTCCATGCAGCATTAACAGTTCCAAATGCTGAGTTGGTTGTCACATAGTTGGTATTTGCCATGTTATAGCAGGCATTAACTGTAGTGAACTCTAAGTTCTGTGTGTCATTTAACTGATTGGCAAAAAGGATAACCTGGTTAGTTTTTGTGAACCAGGTACTAAATGTGTCTGTGAGGTTAACGTTTGCAATCATGTTACTTTATTAATCCTTTTAGCAAATCTTTGATTTCCTGAATGTCTTTTTTGAGTTCTGTTACTTCTTCTCTCAAAACAGCAGTTTCTCTGGCTTTTTCCATTCTTATTTTATAAGCCATAAGAGCATCATTATCTTTATTTATTAGAACTCCCTCACGCTCTTTATAAACACCAGGTATTTCAGTTCTTTGAGACATATTTCACCTTAAATCTGTAATGCTATAGCACGAAGTTCTGATGCCTTAGGAACTGCTGCGGCACTAGAGGCCAACAATACAATCTTAATAGCAAAGAACTGGAAGTTTGTATAAGTTGTTCCGTTGGATGTATATTGGAACTCACCGTTTGTTCCAGTCATAACAGAAGTTGGTAACAAATAAGCAAAATCAATATAGTTTGATGTATCAGATGCGGAAGAATATGTCTGACCGCTGTTACCTTGGTATGCCATTTGTATCCATGGTTTATTATTAAAGTTATCTGGATCGTATTGGTTCATTAACTTGCAGTAAACCAAAACATCTGTTCCTGGTGGACGATAGTTGGTCAAATACACGTTAAGGTCACTTGCGGCCTGGCCTTGTGCAAGTGTGATTGTTTCTGAAATGTATTTATTAAGTGCGGATCCACCCATCGGATTGGTTTCACCTGTAGCATCGTTATTAACAAGGCTATCAATAAGAACACAATATGTTGTCGCCAAATCTAATAGAGGTGATGTATAGATTGAGTTGCTTTCAATCTGAACTTGTACCTTATTGGATCGGTTACCAGATAGTAATGAAGATTCTAATGATTTAGAATAGATTTCCATTTCATTTGTAAAGAATGTTGAAGATGCTTCCGAAACTGGAACATATCCACTATCACTTACGGCACCTACTTTATAAGTGTCCATAAAGTATTGTGAACCAGTTTTGGTGAAGTTAAGAACATCCGGATGGATACTAACACCAGAATAGGTGTAGTTTAGCATGTCTGTTATTTTAGCACGGAATGCATAACCACCGGATCTGGTATCTTGAATCCAATCACCTACTTTAAATCCACCTGTGGAAGCAGCCATCTCAACATAAACATTAGAATAAGAATCATTATAGAAAGTTAGAACTGCTGAGTTATTAGCAATTGCTGCCACAATACCATGACCACCAGATGTGGCAGTAACCATTTCACCAATCTGATAACGGGTATTTGACGTTTGATATTGTCCACCACTAACTGAAACAAGTTGTCCGGCGGCAGCTGCACCAGAAACATTACCTGTTAGAGTATCACCTACGGTAATAGTTCCACTAACACCTGATAGTGTTAATGTATCACCAGAAACAAAGTGGTCATTAATAAGAGTTGAGAATGATGCACTCACATTTGAAAGATACCATTTCTCAATACCTTGCTGGCCAAGAGTGAATGTTGTTGTGCCGGTAGCAAAGTTGGCGATGTAAACGTTAATAGTAAGATCGGAATCTGAGATAAGGTTCCATGTAATATTATCGTTTGTGAAATAGAAGTTTCCATATTGCTGTCTATTAGAATATGTAGCACCTTTGTTTGATCCATATTGTTGTGTCTGACTTAATGTCGCACACCAAAGGTATGTGTTAGGATCAACGATGCCGCCGGTACCTGCGGTCCCGTGGACTGTAAATGCATAAGATTGATTATTATGCAAGAATACAGGATAAGGGAATCTGATTTGTAATGGATTTGTCACACCATCTGTAGATACTGGAATGTTTGCGTTCTTAACATAAACATAACTTCCTGGTACCTGTGTATTGGTAATCTGACCGGCACTATCTAGTGTTCTAATCTCAAACCAAAGGTCTCTGCTATCCGACTTTGTAGCAACGAACACATCGTAACCTAAACAGAATACACCTTCTTCGTCGGTTGGGACTTTGATGTTGACGTTATAAGCCATACAGCAGTTATGAACAACATAACCTTCGACGATGTATGTGGAGTCGCCGCTGAGTGTTAGATCGTAAACCGTGTAGTCTGGATCAAAGTCAACGATTTCTGTTCCTAGTTCATGGTAATCAACAAACTTAAAGTTGACCTTATCATCCGACTCCATGTCAACGATTTTTAGTTTGTCAAGTGGATCAATACCCTCTTCACGGTTTTCACCTTCGAGAATATGCTGGTTGGTACCATTCTTTCTAATGACACTCTTTGGATCCCAAGTCTTCCATCCTTTGTCGGTGAGGAAGATGTGATCGTCTGTGGCATAGAATCCTTCTTGGAACTTAACCATCTTACGGTCACCGACATTGATTGTCCTTGACTTCATAACGGTATTAATATCACCATTCGCGCCGATTACCTTTTCACCAACATTAACGTCAGAGATTGGTTTCCAAGTCTTGTCGGCCATCAGCACCTTTGCTTCTGGATTGAAGCAGGAGTAAGGAGGAGGCGTTGTATTGACAAGAGTGGTGTTTGCGTATGACAAATAGCTTTGCTGAATAACTGGTGAGTTATAAGCAACGGACTGAGTTGAGTATACCGTTTCCTGTAATGTCTGTTGTGTTCCTTGTGCAAAGAACTGTGCTGATGCCCAAGTTGTAATGCCTGCTCCAGGAGCAGTTGAACCAGGTGCCAGGTTAATATTATCCTGAACAATCATAAGTCTTTGACCTACGTTAAACTTAGGACATCCAGCATTAAGAGGATTTGTTGTATCAAAAATCTTAAAGGCATAATAAAGTGAACCATCAGCATTAACAACTAATGGCGCACCCATTACTGCATAGGTAGAAGTGGCCAATAGTGCAGCAACGTTAGGACTCTGAATACCGGATGCTGTGTATGTATTAACACGGCTAACGGCATTAAACTGATCCGCTGTAAGTGGTGTGCAGTAAGCATCAACATTCACGGAGTCAAAGAAAGCATGAACCTTGGCATTTGGCATCAAACCTAAAACACTAACCAAGATTTCTTGTGGCTGAATGTATGGTATAATAGATGTGTTAATGACGTTATAACCACCAACAGCCTGGCCGCTTTGTTGGGTAATAAAGTTATTGGTACCCATTCGATCATTTTCGGTGGTTTGAACGATTGTAGCACCACCTGTACCATAACTGTGAATCCAAGTGTCAACATAACCTACAGCCGCAGCATAGGTAGAGAATGTTTTAACAGGTTCATTTGTTGCTGCCCAACCAGTACCATAAACGGTATAACCGGTGATAAACTGAGTCCATGCACCCCACGTCTGACCAATCCAGGTATTTGTCTGCACGGCAGTAGAAACAGGAACATTTGGACCTGTACCAACACTTACGTTGATAAGTGAAGAACTTGATGTTATGTTAATGTATTGATCAGGAGCATAGATTGTATCAACCCAAACGTCATCTGATGGGCTTAGTGTCATTCTACCAACATAGAAGTAAGCATTTCTTTCCAAGTTTAGAGAAGTTGTTGCCCATGGTTGCTGGAAATATTGCTGAGTGGTATACGCAAAAGTAATCATACCATTACTCATTACAGTATTAGTACCACTCAAATAATCATAGTAAATAGGTTTGGTAGAGTAAATAGGTCTGATACATAACTCTAGTGGATCAAATGCAATCCTCATATCAGGGTTTAGATATATTGCTGATGAAGAGTTATCTTTAAATGTATCGATAAAGATACCGTTTTTGAACCTTGTCAAACCATCGGCATTCATGATGTTCATGTTTAATGCGGAGGATTCCAACAGGGTCAAAGAAGCATAGTATTCTAGATTTTTAATACGATTATCAAGAATACCCAAGTCTCTCATGGTATAGATTTTTGTAGAAACTGTCTGAACGGAACAGGCAAGGTCTTGACGGCCTATAAGATTACCATAAGCAGGTGACAAAGATGGATAAGGTGCTAATGTGATAATAGCCATGGCCATTTGTGTATCAAGTGCTGAAGGAGGTACAGGAGTTGCTGCCGCAGTTCCTTTTATTACCGATAGAACACCATTCTTATTACCAACAAGAACGTCTTGACGACCAAGATAGTATGAATAACTATATGTTATCTGTGATGATGGAACAGGCAAATACATTTCACCTGAATAATAGAATGTTGTAGACTTTGATGGATTTGTAGATGCTGATCCAACTACTGTGGCATCTGTTGCTGTGTTTGTTTTTACAGGTCTAAAATCCAAATAGTTTCTCAGATCAAATCGGTAGTGAGATGATGGAGAAGTATAAAGTGGAACCTGTTCTGTTCTAATAGCATTTGATGGTGTTGGTACTGTAACGTCATCAATGTTATAAGAATCAATGGTAAAGTATCCTGAATAGTTACCAAAATTTGGTAAGAAGTAATCAAAATAAACCAACAAATAGTCACCAGAACTTGGTGCAAAACCACCTACAGGATATATACTTGCGGTATCATACATGTTATCACGTTGGCCGTTATCTAACCTGAAATAACCTGTAACGTCTTGACCATCTGTTAAACTGGCTGGCGCTGAACCATTTTTTCTGACAACTTTTCTGATTGCATAAACATCAGAGAATCCTAGAGGATATGGACCTGTTGTGCCATTAGGATGTGTAGATACGTTAATATTAACATAACGTTGAGGTTCCAAAATCTTTTTAACTTCTTGAATACCAGCAGTAGCTACTTTATATGTAACAGTAACAGGAACGGTTGTAGAATAACCTTCCTGCATAGAAATCTGTAGTGTTGTTGGTGTGGCAGAGACGGACCTTGGTGAACCATTCCTAACACCAACACCATTTAGATTGGCAATATCACCTGCTTTGTATGCTTTGAATACGTTGCTGGTTGTAACGGAAGCAGGAACAGGTGCAGACACAGTAATTTGTGTATCGCTTGTAATACCTGTAATATAATAGGTATTTGCCAGGCCTGTCAACTCAATCTTATCACCAACATTAAGTTTAGTAAACTGTGTGCTAACACCATAAAGGATGTTACCTCCGCCCATAGATGAAACGGTTGCTGAACCCCACAAAGGACCAATATTGATTGATGCTTGGTATGTTACAGTAATGTCCTGTGCGAGTTCTGTTTGTGATAGTAATGTAGTACCATAAGGTAGTTCCTGTGTACCTGTGCCACTACCAGCGATTGTAAGAGAAACGTTACCTGCGGTTGATAAGTAAAGAGATGTTGCCGTTTGTTCATAGTTATAGGTTACAGAACCGTTACCATCAACGTTACGAACTGTTTTAGTTGATGGAGAACCAGCATAATACAACATAGGTTGTGGATATGTAGCCTGTAGAACTGTATTTGCGATTCCTGCTGTAGCACCAACAACGTCAGCACCTGATGCAGCAAAACTTCCTGTAAAGTATAAACTCAAAACTTGAGAGAATGTTTTACCTGCGTTCATAGTAATGTCTGCCAAATAGATATTATAAATGGCATCATAACCTTTTACACCGGAAACATACTCTACACCTAATAGTGATGCTGAACCGATCTGAGTACCTGATTCCGAACCTGTTGACCATTTCTGTCCGTTTGGTATTCCACCATTTGTAATTCTCTGGTTAGGAGTGTCATAGAAATAAACTCTTGAACCTACGTCAGCAGTCCATGTACCAACAAACTCATTAACTGTTAAATACTGGCCCATAGTTGCTGATGATAACTGCACACCAACATTCTGTGAATCCATAGGTTTGGTGATTGTAATGTCGTATTTTCCAGGATTTGTTAGATTATAACCTTTAACGTATGCCTTACCAGCACTAACTGAGGTAATCAACAAGTCTGTATTACCACCTTGTGCAGGTGTGTAACGACCGTTATTGACACCGTTGTTTTCGTGTTCTTGTAGTGAAACGCTTAGACCACTAACAACAAAGTCACCGTCAACGTCATACATTCTGGTTGCCATAGCATCATTAATACTATTAAACTGAGTGTCACTATTAAGGATTTGAATATTACCATTTGATATGGCGAAAAGTGTAATGAAATCAGCAGGTGGTGTTGTGCCGTATGGGAAAACTGTTAGCTGTGGATCTAATCTTAGACGATCAGCACCAGGAGCACCATAGTTTGATGATTGTTGTGCAGGATCTAATAGAGAAGAATCCGCTGATGCTGTTACAATATCTTCATATACATAGAAACCTACGAGTGAAGATGGATTTGGATTATATCTTTCAAGGATTGCTGACTGAGTTGGAAAGTAAATAAAATGGTCTTTAGCAAAGAACACACCTTCTGAAATCTCAAACCAAGAACCATAACCTGTATTTGCAACAGGATCGGTATTTAATACTTTAGCAGTAAGAGTTGTGTTGGCAATACTAAGTGTTTCACCAGCCGCAAAAACACGGGCATTACTTGTATTGGAAGCAGTTAGATATTGAACGTATAGAGTTTTGGTATTTGTGGTCGTACCATCTGTATCTGCTACTGTTATAACTTGTGCAGTAATGTTACTTGATGCACCTTTTACGGCATGACCAATAAAAGAGGCCACATTAACTGTTCCACCGACCACATCTGTATTCTGAATTTTGACGAAAGGAATAGGATTACCTTTTACATCACCATAGTTGGAACGAATGTTAAAAGCACCAGGAATAATGATAGAACCATCTTTGAAGATGTTTGTACCAAATCGTTTGATCTGGCTTTGTATCATAGTCTGTATTTGTGTTAGCTCGCGAGCCTGAACTGAATAACCAGGTTTAAAAAGGATTCGATAGTATTCGCTTTCAGGCTTATAATCATCATAGTATGGTGTCACATTAAAATTGGTTGTCAAACTACTCTGAATTTGATTGGCCGAATTAGATGAGGTATTTGCACCGTTAAAATCTGTGAATGACATTTTCTATCCTTTTAGAAACTTAAAACTATTTTAAAATCTTCGTTTTGGTCATCTGCTCTTGAGATGGGAGTTATATTGTCCTTATATAGGATATGTCCTTTATAAGGTTGACAATCTGGATATTGAGGATTACCGCTAACATATCTCTGTGCCGATGATGTATAACCATAAATTAGATTGGAAACAGGTGTTCCGTTTGTATTATTTATTTTTAACAGTGAGTTGGCTGAATCCCATGCTACCACAACTCCTGTAAAATATGCATTAGATAAATTAGGTCCTTGATAAACGATTTCGTCGTTAATATAATCTGTGGTAGAACTACTCTGACTTAGAGTAAGTGTCATGGCTTGAGAAAACGCCAAGTTGGTCATATTGTTTGTAGTACCATAAACCACCGGATCAGCCAACAATGCAATTTGCCTGTAATCATTTTGTGTTACAAGAACACCATTTTCGTTACCATCCAACTGTGGATTGATCATAATATATGAACCACCTAGTTCATAAAGTGGATCAGAACCATGACCTCCTGGAGGACTAATGATTGCTCTGGCAGTCGCATACTTACCTACGTTTGATGTGATGTAAACATTTGCATAAGTATATCCTGAACCATAGTTGTCAATAACGATACTTTGTACCGTATCAGTTTGTGTATTGACAACAGCATAAGCATTAGCAAACTGTCCGTCACCTGTTACCGTAACGGTAATAATTTGTTGATAAAGATATCCTTCTCCACCTGAGGTAACGACTATGCTATTGATAGCACCTGGAACGGCATCCTGCTGAACTTGCCACTGTAAAGAGTTGTCGTCTTGTGTTAGTGTTTTAACTGGAATGAAACTATTGGTGGTAAATCTTTGCTGTTCATTACCATTTAAGGTATACATGTATTTCCAATAATATTGATCGGCAGCCTGAAACATGATACCAGGGTTGGTTGATGTTGGTTTGTAAATTGAAGGTTGACCGTAGTTATTGGCAATACATTTATAAACGTTAAAGTCGTCTGTAATAACATAATATGCTGTATTGGCACCTTTTGTTAATGAATCCTGTGTGTGATCATAGGCCATATAAACGGTATTTGTGGTCCAGTTAAATCTTGGAATAACATGATAAACATCGCTACCAAATAACTGTTTTCCACCAATCATAGTTCTCCAGACTTCATTATAAGATTCCACAGAGGTATTAGCTTGATCAGGATTTTGATCATTAGTCCATGGAGATTGGTAACCAAATGTTAAATAAACATTGGCGCCGTCTATGTTATTTTTAAACTGTTCTGCTGAATAAACTTCAAGGTCTTTGGAATATACTGATGCCATGGTCTTTCTCTTTTATACCTTCTATTTATACGCCAAATCTACCACGATAGAGGCTGAAGCTATTGATTATTTCACTATTTGATAGAACTCTGTTATAAATCTGTACCAAACCAATCTTACCGGCCATGACGTTGGCCACGTTAGCATTAGCAGCATAACGACCACCAATATAGATTGAACCGTTGGAGTCGGTTGCTGAGTTAGCAGTACCTATGGAAATGTTTGTTACGTTACCATTTATATAACCTCGGATGGTTGAACCATCGTAGGTGAACGCACCCATAACCCATGTATTACTGTTTATATTATTAGCAATCAAAAGTTTGTTGGTTGCGGTAGTAGGTCTTACAATAACCTCTAGGTTTTTGCCATAGTTGTATAAATCAAATCCTCTGGTGTATCCATTATCGGTCTTAGCAACTATACTTCTACCTGTATTGGCAGTGTTTGCAACATCAAACCAAGCAATGACTGTTATTAGGTTTGAAACATTTAATGATGATTGGTGAGGCATAATAACAGTATCATTATTTCCGTCATAGAACATACCACTACCAGAAACATAAGCACCGTTGGCAATATTAGCCCATTGCTTTGTATTGGCAGTATTGAACCAAATGTTATTATATGCCGTTGTGTTGGATGTAATAGTGAGATATTGTGCCGAATCCAACGAAACAATCAGGTTGCTAGTATGAACGCCTGCCTGTACCGCAGAATTGATAACATTAAGACCGTTTGCCATAGACTGGTTGTTATCTTCATATATATACTGACCATAAACTTTAAGACCAGCAGGGTGGACAAGATCATAAAGTGCTTTACGGTAGTTATTAATGGATTCACTAATCTGAATAACATAAGAATAGTTTTGGTAATAGTCTCTATCCTGTAACTTGTATGGAGAACTTGGTTGACCTGCTTGGTCAAGATATCTTCCTGGATAGGTGTAAATACCTGTGACGATGTTGGCATAAGCCTGTGCCGTTCCGTCGCCTTGTGTTGATAGGTCAATAATTGGTGGATGATGATAACCAAGGCCGCCAGAGATGATTTTGAGTGAAGCAATAGAACCAATAACGTTTGACTGTGCGTTTAGTGAAGCACCGTCGGCAATACATGCCGAAACCTGAATGATAGCACCGTTACCGTGTACCGTATGAATATTAGCAGTTGGAAGAGCATCTTCTCGGTAACCTAAACCACCTGGTGGATAACCAGGTAATGCAAAGAAGTTTACCTGAACTATGGTACCGTTGGAGTCAACAACAGAAACTTGAGCATTACCACCATAACCATAAGTTCCATATGGATTATCAAATGTTATTATGTCACCGTTAGCATAACCTTGACCACCATTAATGATATCCATCCTTCCTAACATACCTAGAGAGCGAACTGAGGTGTTTGACAATACAGAAACAGATGGTATGCTGGTATAACCAGAACCAGTATTGATAATGTCACAAGCAATAATAGGTCCGCAAGGTCCATACGTCCAATAGTTCATGGAGTTGGCCAATAGTGTATTGACGTTAGGTTTCTTATTGACCACGAAAGAAACGTTGGCTAAACTTCCAGGTAATCCTGGTGTTGTTGTTATTTGCCAATACTGTTTATTACTTAAAGTGATTGTCTGATTAGCATACGCTGTGCCTGGGAAAGAAAGAACATCACCAGTCTCAAAATAGACATTTGAGTTGGCCATATTTTTACTCAACCATAATGTAGTGATTATACTTCCAGGTGGGGTGCTAATATCGAGGTTTGATGTGTTTGACCATTGAGTTGCTAGATTAGAATATGCCTGAGTTTCAACATAATCACCAACAGCATTTACTATTGGATATCCAGCAACGTCACTGATAGTAGAACCAACAATATTATAATATGCTGGATGATAAACATAAGTATCCTGTACCGAAAACACATTACCAGCAGCATTAGCACCATCTCCACCTGTGAATAACAAAGGAGTGTTTGCAATATAACCAGCACCAGGTGCTAGAACGTTAACCTGTTTAATCTTTCCTTCAAGGTGACTTTTGGTAACTTTATTAATAACAACCTGACCACCGAATCCAAACTGAATGTTACCATTGGAAACAACATATCCATTTTGATCGGTTGATCTAATAGTAACTGAAGCACCTTCAACGTATCCAGAACCAGGTGATGTTACAGTTGTGCTGGTAATAATACCAGAATAAATGCTTGCGGAAAGAGTTTTATAAACACCCTGATCTTCAATAGTGGTTGTAATGGTTTCACCATCATAAAAATCTTTAACAACATCAGATACAATCAATTCAGTTACTAGAATACCACTTTGATAATAAGGATTAACACTTTCTACGGTACAAGTTGAGTTTGATGTTCCGCCAGTAATTGATGTATTAACAAATCTAGAAAATGCTATACTATTAGCAACGTTATCGACAGTAACATTCTGAATGTTAATAGATTTTTGAACGAACCATTTACCATCAGAAGGTTTTAGAATATTTGTCTGTGGATAATAAACAGTTGCTTCTTTATTAAAAAGAACTCTGGCCAAGAACCTAATAGATTTTTCAGAACCTCTAGAACGATAAAAGTCCTTAGAATGTTTAAGAACCGTTACTGGATCTGCCAACATGTTAGATGGAATAAACTTGGCGAAGTTAGTAAAAAACTGATTGTATAAAGGTTCATAATATGGTGGTATTTTTTCTAATGTCTGATCTACTGTTATAACTTCACTATCAACAGAGATAACCTCCATATCAGTAGTTACAGGAATCGTTAGATCAGCAATTCTTTGATTTAATGTATCAATATCATAGAAATCTGGAAACCTCTTGGTGAGGTACATCAGATTATCACCTTGTTCTAGAAACTTATAATAACTTTCCAAAAACTGAACGAATAAAGGATGATCCCTTCTAACGAACTCAGGAAGTTGTGAACTGACTAGATAAGATGTTTTATTATTTGAGGAGTCAATCATTATACTTGTGGTACCATATTTAATTGGACTGTCTGTGAATTGTTAGTATCGATAGCCAACAATCTATTCCTTAATGGTGGTATAACTGTTAGTTCTGGAACCACGTTTACTGTTAAAACATTTTCATCATAATATGGATTAAGATTAACCGACAATACATCCAAAGCAGTAAATGTAACAATGCCATTTAGATAATCGATAGTTCCTGCATTATTATTAACAAAAACTTTTTGACCATTTGTTGAATAATAGTATGATCTTAGAGTACCACTATTAGATGCCAAAGTTACTTTGAGAGATGCTTCAACACCAGTTAGATCGGTAATAGTAATTTGTGCAACTGTATAATTAATACCAGGATTTGTTAGTGTTACTGATGCTATTCTGCCATTAACAACCAATGCGGTTGCTGTAGCACCTGTACCGTCACCGGTGATGGTAATTGTTGGACTAGCACTGTAATTATAACCAGGATTGACAATACTTACAGAACCTATGCCGGTATATGATTGTGGAACTTCTTCAAAATAAATTGCTTGTGGAGTACCTGAAGCATCAGGAACTTTAACCTGTGGATAAGTATAAAGTTTTTGATACTGGTCACCTTTTCTAATAGGTGTATTAAAATTAACGGTGTATGAAAGCGTAGTTCCTGGATATAATACCAATCTATTTTGAAGATAGATTATTACATCAGATGCCGTAATTGCAGGATCCGCGTTTTCAATATAATTCTGTAATTTAGATAAAACGAATGTTGAAGAAAAGTTATACAAGTATTGTTGTGCATAGTTATAAATCGAATCTGATACTTCAGTTGCAAGATACGCCGAGGTTTGTGTTGTTAATGTAGGATTATAATAAACATCGCCGCCAACTAGAATAAAAATATATTCCGGATCAATAATTTCAGGAACTACCGTCAACATACTTCTGTTAGTGGTCAAATAATCTTTAATGTTTTGCTTTTCTAATTGTGTAAGAGTATAATAACCTCTAGTTTTAACTGATAGATAAACTTTACCATATACTGGAGGAATATTTTCTTCTCCGCCCCAAACAGAAACGGCCTGAATGTCTGGAAAATCTTTAGTAACCAAGGATTCATAATCGTTTACTGTGACGCAACGATTTTGTGCGGTGTAATAATAAGGTGCACGGAAGCGGATGGCCTCAATGTCTTCTTTATCAGTACCGCCATATGAACCAAGGGCCGTAGTTATCTGAACATTATTCTTAAATAGTCCAGCGATAGCATCGGTAAAAATAAACTTCTGAATACCATTGGCAATGGCACCAACTGTATCGAGGTAAGTAACCTGTATGATGTTACCATTTGAAGGTGGTTGTCCAAGAACACCATCACCAAAGTAAATTGTATAGTTTAGGTTCTGATCTTCTTCTAAGAAGTAAACAGTGGAGTTAGCCTGTATTTCTGTAAGGTCTTGTGCCTGGAAATACTGAACAGTATGTGTATTTGATGGTGATTCCTGAACTGTAACGACCAATGTAGAGGTATCAACATTGGCGGATGGAATCTGATAACGACCTGTGGTGTTATTGGAATTAACCGAATATTGATGGGTTATTACCTCACCTTGCTTAATCACTACGTTAGCAAATGTGAATGAACCGTTGACCTTATTGGAAGTATTGGCATTAACTGTAGCAAATGGATAGTTAATGCCATTAATGTCCGAACCAATCAATCTTGTGTATTGGTTTAGAATAATATAATTGATAGTTTGATTTTCGTTTTGATTTGGTGTAACCTTGATATTAATTAAAGATTTAGCACCTTGTGCGGAATCTGGAACGTAGTTAATCAACTTTGCATGTGAAAGGATATTCTTACGATCTTGTGCAGTATCAAGAAATGCTTCGTTAGCAACCATATTGAGATAGTAAGCATTATAGTAGGTGTTATAAGCCAATAGATCCATTAGAACGGACATACCAGAACCAGCAAAGTTATAATCACTAAAAGTGTCTTGACTTTGTAGGAAGGTAATTAGGTTATTCTTGATTCCATTAAAATCAAGTTCTGTTACTCTAAGGGATGTATTTGCGGCGGCCATTTATCGGATTCTCTCTAAGAACATTGTTGATACAACTGGTAAATCTCTATTCAATATTGTATATTTTAATGTGACATTAAATGCATTATTATCTGGATCATCTTTTACAATAACATCTTGTAATTTAACTCTAGGTTCAAAGTTATTTATCACACCTGTAACGGCATCTTTAATCCAAATAGCAGTCATAGGAGTATTTAAATCAAATAGTAATGCATTAACGTCAGAACCAATATTTGATTGAAATTTTCTTTCGTAAAAGTTAGTTAGGACAAGATTACGGACGGCCCTTTTGATATCCTGAACACCATTTAATACATTAACATCACCAGTGGATGGATTCATAACGAAATCCAGGTCCAAATCTGAATAATCTGGATTTCTACTTACGAATGGATTAGTGGCCATTGGAGTCCCTTAATGTTTCCTTATTTAGCTTACTGCCAACTATCTATCTCACTTGAGGCATCAGGTTCTTGTGTTGGTTGATTTGCCTGTGTGCCTTGTAATGTTGGTGGTGTGTCCGCCTCATTTGCTGTACCAAAATTAAAATCTAAACCAAGTGCCGAAGCAATAGCGGCAATTCCACCATTAAGATTAAGAAGTGAACCTAATGAATCCAAACTAATACCAGCGGAACCAGCAATACCAAGCATACCGCTTAGGGCATTTATATTCATCATTCCACCAGCTACAGTTGTTGTACCAGCTGGCGCTCTAATATCAACACTACCTGCAACCGCTTTATGAACGATATTTCCTGCGGTTGCTTGTGCTTGAATGTTTCCTGTTGTAGATTTAACAGAATGATTACCCATAACTTTTGTAGAGTGATTTCCCTGGTCAACCGTATTTGTATAATCACCTTGTTTAACTTGTCTAATGACCGGACCATCGGTTATAACACTATAACCTGTGCTATCAATTTTAACTTTATGCATTATTTGAGTTGAAGCAGGATTAATAGCACCATATCTTGAGGCACCAACTACGGATGCTGAAGCATATGTTCCATGAAATTCATCACCAGAATGATGGTACATTTTTCCGGCAGAAGAAACAACTAAGTTTTTACTGGAATCTAAAGTCTGTAAAGATGCATGACCTTTGGCTGCCACAGCCTGGAATTTACCTTCAGTTGTGGCTAGTGACATATCACCTGTGGATGTCTGAATTAAAGCACCTAGAACGTTTGTTGTTTTAGTACCTTCAACCCTTTTATTATCAGTCTTAGTCTCGGTGTCCATGGTCCCGCGTATCTGACGGTTTAGGTTCTTACAGGTCATATTCATATTACCTAAAACAGTAAGGTTATAATCTTTATGAACCGTGACGTTATAATCACCATAGCAACGGAGAGAGGTATCACCTTTAACGGTAATGTCGGAAGCACCAGAGATTGTTACACGTTCTTCACCAAGTACCACCTCATATTTACCATTGTGTGTCGTTAATAGCATACCACCATCTGGACGCATTTGTATAGCAGTACCAGAACGATGCTGAATAGTTACCGATTCATTACCTTTGGAGTCATCCATAATAAAGCAATGGCCAGATCGGGTCTTATGTGACCAATAGTTTGGATACTGGCCGCCGCCTTCCATACCACGAGCATCTTCATCCACATTAAACTGGCGTGGTGTGGTTTTACCTTCGGTGTTATCGTTATAGTTAGCTCCAGAACCACCTGCTGTAGTTACACTTCCTGTTCCTGTTACATCAGTCATCTATTCATTCCTCTATGGTGATACTTGTGTTAGAGATGTGGTTATGTCTTGGCCTTGCTGAGTTGCCTGATTAACCTTATTTTGATTTTGTGCTTCTTGTTGCTGTGTTAGTTTTTGATGCATTTGAGTTGCAGATTGCTCTTGTGTCATGGCAAGACGTTTCCACATATCTTGTATGGTCTGCTGTGCTGTTCCAAATATGTTACCCATACCTGATGATGAACCACTACCAGAACCTGAACCGCTACCGCTTCCACTCCCTGAAGAAGCAGGCTGAGGTGCTGCCGCACCAGCATAAGCAACATTTGCCATACTATTGGCAAAGTCACCTTGGATACTAGTGTTAGCATAGGTTACTGTGATTGTACCGTTATAATCTACCTCTTGTAATGCCACACCCCAGGCGTTTTGTATTTGTATTACTGTATTGTTGAGTTGGTCGAGTCCCATAAGAGATGTATCAAATTGTAATCTTTGTAATACATTCATAAGGTCATCTATAGATTGAACTTGTGCTAACAATTGTGCCGCATTTTCCAGATAGATGCCATAGTGAACAACACCGCCTGTAACATAACCAACACCATTATCGGTTTCATGACCTTGGATTAGATTACTTAAACTGGTTAGTGCGGTAGACATATTAGGAGTTAATACACTATGAATGTCTTGCCAATAACTCTGACCGTTACCTAGACCACCTCCAGAGTTGGCAGAACCACCACCTCCACCAGAACCATTCTGCATTAGTCCTTGTAACATTTGACCAATGGAAGTAATCTGACCTTCTAACTGACCAAATATATCACCTGTCATCATCTGGTCATTGTGTTGCTTGGCAGTTGGAACATTTTTAACTGCTGGTAGTCTGAAACCGGACATGTTAAACAAAGCACCATGGTTAGGTAAACCATCTAAAGCACCTAAACTATGTTGTGTACCTTTTTCTTTAATGGTACGTACCTTGGCACCACGTTCTTCACTCTCTTGGATTTGTGGAGGAATATTAACATCAATAGTTGTATTAATAAGTTCTTTCACGGCGCCGGCCATAAGATCAACACCACCGCCAGCACCTGCCGCACCATTACCATTTCTCATGGCATTAGCAAGACCTAGAATAACACCGCCGCTTTGACCTAATCCTTTAAGCACATAAACCATGGCACCAGGATCAAGACCACCTGGAAACTGTTGCTGACCTGATTGTGTTGGATTGATTGCTGAACCCCAGAATCCAAGGTCTTCGTTATTAACATCTGGACCATGGTTCAATGACCTTGTGGACATGTTACTATTGTGTGAACTATCACTCTTTGGATCAACGACAAAGTGAGGTTGAATAGAAAATTGATCTAGATTTGGATTTGCCATGATTAACCTATATTTCCAGTAATACAGTCAACTGTTGTGGTTCCATAACCACCGAGTTGGATATTGTGTTTTAGTGCTACAATCAAATAAGAACCTGAACCATATATAGATGCACCGTCTGAGTTTGATTTTCCACCCCAATGAAAACCAATCATCTGGCCTACATGTAAATTTGGATTCCATGGAACTGTTAGACGCAAAGCAATCTTATCTTTCTCCAATAGTCCCATTCTGGCCTGTCTTAATAATAGATATTGTTCTACACTCATTTCACAACCATTTTGTTGGTGTGCGGAACCAGAGTTGGTTATAGCAGTCTTATGATTGCCTTTACCGATACCACATCCACCAATAGAACCACCATAAAGACTACCTGCTTGGTTAAATGGGTTAATGGTGCTTAGAGTATTCATGGGATTACCGCTAACATCAATACCATTAAGAAGGTCTGATAGATAATCAAAGTCACAAGGAAAACTAAATGATATGGCAGCGCCACCTGTAGCAAAATCAAGAGAGGTGCCTTGAGAAGCACTAAAAACCAAGGTTGGTGATTGTTTGATTAATTTACCTAATGCTCTAAAATAATGTGTGCCTAGGTCTTCATAAGTCATGTAATGTAAAAATGATGGATCATTACCTTCGTATAATGCCACGTTTGCTTGCTGTGCCACTACCTGAAATGGATGAATATTTTCTGCAATATAATCTCTAGCAGGTCCGGCGTTATCAACTACCGCGTTTTGAGCACCAGCACAGGACTGTAGGACATAATTAACAATATCAGAAGGCATGGTGCATTTCCAAGATTTGGAAACTAATGATTGTGCATCATTCAATAGTGACTGGTCACATGCATGTAAGGTTAGAGTTTCGGTTTGACCTATTGTAAAATCTAATTCTCTGTTATCAATTCTATAAAGTTGTTGAGAAACTTCCATACTATAACCAGCATCAGGTTGGTTCATAGTAATGGTCATTGGTTTATTTTTATAATCACCCCATATTTTAGGTTGTGAACTATAAACAAATGATTGTAGGGTGACGGCAGTTTGTAGGCCAGGAGTTAATAGACTTTCACCCAACATTAATTCTTTTACCACAACGTCAGAAAATGTTTGACCTTCGATACCAACTAGCGTATCAATCCTGAGTTTATCATAACTACCACCAGTTGACATATTATGCAAACCCTCTCAAATAATAAGGTTGAACTTTAGCACCAACCATTTTTTTAAACTCGGTCATTATTTCTGGATAGTATTCTGCCTTAACGATTTTAATAAGTCTTTTATCATCGTTAAGTTTAAGTTCATAGTCATACATAGAAATATTTTGTCCTGATACACCGACGGAAACTGTTTTGCCATCAATTACGTATTCTTCATAACTTGTAACAGTAGGAATAGAACCCGATCTAGGTGGAGCATATTGGACTTTATCGTCGTAAGTGATATCGGCACTTAGATATCCAGGCTCCACATCATCGCCAGTAAATACGTTACTATCTGCTGTTCTATAAGTTACAGAAGTCCAAGGTGTATAATAGGCATATGCCACACTAGGAAATTGTTCGGTCAGTCTGAATGTGTCTACTTGAAAATTGGTTACAGATGTAGTTCCAAAATATTCATTGGTTCTGGTAATAGTCATTTCGGAATGATGTATTGTTTCTTGTGCTATTTCAACAGAACCATATTTACCTATAATCATTTTCTGAAATGCGTCATAATCTAAAGGCCATTCAAACTGAGGATCAAATATTCGGTTGGCATATAAAATCATCCAACCAGCACCTACGTCATTGTAGACATTTTCTGCCAATAGGTCGGGAGTATCTCCATCCAAAACATTATAAACATAATAAGACGATGTATTATTGATAATGTTTCTCATAATACTAAAACGAAAGAAAATATCAGTTACGGTTTCATGAGGACCATTGAGATAATTTACGATATTATTGATATCATAATCAATAGTTGGAAAATAACCAAAAAGTGGAGTATTAGCAGATATTCCTGGAATGCCTGTTGCTGTGTTAGCGAATGCCATTTTTACCTCTTAAATACCCAATCTTCTACTGGGAGTTGGATTGCCTTGTCAAACTCATCCACATTAATTTCAATAAACTGCGACCTAACCTGTGAATAAAGATATCTTTTAATACAAGGTCTGGATAAGGACTCTAATCGTCGGCTGCCTTGTAATAACTGATAACTCAATTTTAGTTTGGTCGTTTCATCGTATAGTTTGTTATTCTGAAACTTCATTAACTGACCTAATAGTGCCTGACGTTCTCTTAGATTGAGATAATGTAAGTTCAAACCGAGAAAACCATCTTCATACATTTCAATAGGAAATGCCATCGGAAACTTGTCATACTTTGCTAATGTCAGTTTACCCTTCGGATCATATTTAAAAAAGAATAACTTTCCAATAACAGTATCATCACGACCTCTCTGGTCTGATGCCAATAATAGTTTACGTGCCTTAGGTGCCGCGGCACTCAATGCCTTATCAAACAACCACTTTTGTAGGTCTTTGGATGTATATTTTTCTACCATGTAGGTATTTATACTACTTTTTAAAGAGTTCCGTTTCGGTTATTAATCTAAATTCCCATCCTTTATGACGGCAATAGTCCTCAGCGGCTTTCCATTTGGCCTGATTAACTCCGTAAGTCATCACCTCGGTAATATACCTTTTAGTAGTCCTTTGTGGTCTTTTTGGTTCTTGCGTCTGGGCCTTTGGTTTCACCTCTAAGATCATCTTACGTGTCTCACCGTCTCTCCCAACCGCCTCCACATAAAAGTCCGTAAAGTATCGGTGCACCTTATTGTCGATGGGTGAGACATAAGGAATGACTATCTCTTCCGATGCCCAACGGATGACATTGATGTTATTATCTAACCAATCCATAACCCGTTTTTCCCATCCAGACCTATATACAATGTTGGTGGGGTCTCCAATATATTTTTTAGGATTCACAGGCTTAAATAAACCTTGCTTGTAGTGTGCCATAAATAGTATGTAGCATTTCCGGAGGAATAAATGCCAGCAGCACGATATTATTTTCCATTGGTACAAGATCAGACACAAGGTAGCTGGATGAATATTAGTGCCTTTGCTCCCAGTTCTGCTACCGTGGCATTAACTGTTTCTTTGTTTATTCCAGGTGCTATCAGCGGCAGTAATCTAACATTTACATCAAGACATGAATATTCAGAAACCAAAGTGACCAAGGCGGCAGTAGATGCGGCCTCAGGAATAACAGGTGTTGGGTTCGGCGCCGCTCAAGCTGTAGGTCAAATGGCATTTGGTTCTACACTCAATCCAAAAGTCGAAGTTCTTTATCGTGATACCGATCTTAGAACATTTGAGTTTGTTTATATCATGTCACCCGCCAGTCGGCAAGAACAGACTATGATTCAGAATATTATCCAGTCACTTAGAATGTATGCGGCACCAACTTTGTCTGGTAGTGCTTACAGTGATCCAAGACAGGGGTATATTGGAACAGATGCACAAGCACAATATCTAGGTATAAACTCAAGTTATCTTTTTGATTCACCAAACGAGTTTGTTATTGATTTCTATTATTATGATGAAAATGGTGCTTTAGCAGTTAATAAAAACATCCCATATATTGGTCGATGTGTTTTGGAAGGAATTGAGGTAATGTATAACCCCAACGGTGAGTGGAGTACCTTCTCTGATGGTAGTCCTATTGCAACTCAGTTACATTTAGCATTTAGAGAAATGCGTGTCATCGACGGCAAAAACATAGCGAACGGTTACTAATATGGGTAATAACTTTTCACAGTCAAATGTGCCACAATACTTAGATATTCAATCTCTTAGAAGTGCTTTTACAAAAGCAGGAGATGTGGCAAAAGGATGCCGTTTTGCGGCTGTAATACGGCCAAATGGTGACAAGATTTTAAACCTTATTCCTAGAGATTTAATTTACATGTGCGAATCCGTAGAGTTTCCTGGCCGTGGATTCGATGTAACACAGATTAGATATTGGGGTGCTGGTCAGGTATTTCCAAATAATACTCTCTATGAAACCTCAAATATGTCTTTTATTTGTCGTCAAGATAGTGTCGAACGTGCTTTCTTCGATAACTGGATGGATATTATTAACCCAACAACCAGTTTTACATTTGAGTATCCAGAAAATTATTACGCAACTATTCAGATATATCATCTATCTGAAGTAGGCGGACCGGTAGATCCTTCAACAAGACAACCATCATACCAAGGTATATATGGATGGTCTTTGTATAAAGCCTGGCCGACTTTGATAGCACCACAACAGGTCACATGGGCCGATCAAGATATTCTTAGATTACAAGTTACATTAACATATAAGTATTGGGATAGACCAGATTACAACCCATAATGGAGATTAGATTATGTTACCTAAGATTGATGTGCCAACATATAATGTAGAGATACCATCAACCAAAGAAAAGATTACAGTTAGACCGTTTACTGTAAAAGAAGAAAAACTCCTATTAATGGTTATGGAGTCTCAAGATGTAAACGAGATTGTTAATACGGTTAAACAGGTTATTAATAACTGTATTGTCAAAGGTAAGGTTAATGTTGATAAACTACCATTCTTTGACATTGACTTTCTGTTTATCTTTCTTAGGGCCAAATCTATTGGTGAATCCGTAGAGGTAAACCTAACTTGTAATAATGAGGTGGATGGTAAAACTTGTGGTAATGTTTTTCCTGCTATGATGGATATTGCCAAGTGTGAGATTGTTAGACCTGAAAAGATTAGTGAAGATATTAAACTAAATGAAAAACAGGGTGTTAAAATGAAATATCCAAACTATGCTGAAATGAAAAGAGCAGAGTTTAATGAGGATATTGACGAAAAAACAAGTACCATCGTAAATGCTATTGACTACATATATGATGCTAATGGAATGTATTCGCATAAAGATTATTCCAAAGAGGAACTAACCGAGTTTGTGGAAGGACTTACTGAAGCAAACTATAAACAAATGATGGAGTTTATAGATAACTTTCCAACATTTGTAGTTAAAATGGAGGCCACTTGTACCAAATGCGGTTTCCACCATAATGTGAGGTATACAGACTTCTATGATTTTTTTATGTGATGATGGGCCACGATAAACTGGCAAATCATTATAAGACCCAGTTTAGTTTGGTACAACATCATAAGTGGAGTTTGGATACATTAGAACAAATGTTGCCTTGGGAAAGATATATCTATGTTGACCTATTACAAGCCTTCCTCAAAGAAGAGGAACAAAAGGCCAAAGATCGTGAGAATGAACTAAAGAATAAAATAAATCACGCTAATCGGAAAAGAATGTAATGGTTAATAAGGTTAATAAAGACGCCTTCAAAAAACTGAAGAAACTAAAACCTGCCAAAAGAATGGAGATGGCTAGAAGTCCTGTTGGACAATCTATGCTATCTTTGCTCACACCTTCTCAGTTTGCCGATTTATTCCCAAGATACTACGAACAAGGTTTGCCTAATGTTGAGGGTTTTCGTAAGGCCATCTCCAAAAAATCACAAGAAAAGCAACAAGAATATTTTGACAGTCTGGATGAAAAACTAGGCACAACAAGTCCTGGTGCTGCCGAAAGAACTGGTAGACAAGGTGCTACTAGACGAGGCGGAGGTGGTGGAGGAAGTATTACATCATCTGGTAATCTCGCAACAAATCAAAGAGAAGCATATCAGGCAGCATTAGCAGAAGGACTATCACCATCTGCCGCTAAGATTTTGGTTGCTAATATGTCTGGTGAATCCTTGCGTAACCCTGCGGATCACCATTGGGATCGTTCGCATATGTCGCAAGGTATTGTCCAATGGGATCCTCGCCGTGCAGAAATAATCAAAAACCAGTTTGGTGCGTATCCAAAAGATATGTCTGTAGCACAGCAAACTAAAGCTGCTATCTGGGAAATGAAAAAATATTATCCTTCTGCTTGGAACGACCTAACAAATGAGAGTTTGGGTTCCCGTGAAAGAATGTATGGTGTTGTTAGTAAGTATGAAATACCCGCAGATAAGCAAGGTGCCACCGATCTAAGAATGAGGCATCTCTCTGGACTTAATGTAGAAGGTGGTGGTAGAGAAGGTGCTACACCATCTGCCGGTGCAGGTGTTACAACCGACATGGTTGGCAAGGCCTTTCCTAATGCCAAAGGTAATACAGAGTGTGTGGCATATGCTCAACAGGCAGGCGGTGTAGGTCATACAAGCGGATGGTCTCCTGGCGCCCACGCAGGCACAGGTAATCTAAAACCAGGTGCTTGGATTGCCACCTTCCAGGACGGCAAATACACTAATACATACGGACAGTCCCACGTTGCTCGTTTTGAGAGTTACATTTACGATAATAGTGGTAAGATTATTGGTATGAATGTAACACACCAGTATAATAGATCAGGTAAAGTTATTTCTGGCCAGATGATGTTTGGTTCCGGCGGTGAAATGGATGCCAGCAACTATTACCAGATCCATGATAATGGTCGACCAGCATCTATGAAAGTTTCTGATGGTACCGATGTTAAGGTTCAGGAACGTAAGCAATATTTTAAAAATCATCCAGAAGCAGATGATAGCGACCAAGTTAAATCTACAACAAAAGTTCAGACACAACCTGCGGTTGCTGCACCTCCACCTCCTATGCCACATCCTGCGGCATCTTCACCAACAACACCAACGGCGACGGTTAACAAACCAACCTCAGGATCATTTAATGTAAATAAAGATGCCTTTCTTGCTAAGATCAGAGAAATGGAACCACTCGCTAATATGGCAGGTGAGGAACGTATTAGATCGGGATTTAATGACGATCCTAGAGTTAAAAAGGCTGGTGTTCATATTGATGAAAACTGGCAGATGCACGCCAAAGATGTTAATAACTCCGATTTTAAAGAAGCAACAAAAGATTTTGGTGGCGGTATTATCAAGCCATTAGATAAACGATCAGAGGCACCATCCAATAAACAAACTGCTTCATTAGATGCTGACGCACATTTTATGAAAGCGGCATATTCACCAGGTGGTGATAATGTATCAACAACTTCCGTTGGTGCACAAATGCGTGGTAAGATTGAGGAATACTACGGTAAGAAAATGAGTGACCGTGAATATGAAATGCTAATACGTGCTACACATGCCGAGTCCACAGCAAGAGGACATTCACCAGAAGAACATGCTATGATTATGGGTTCTATTCTTAATCGTGCAAAGAAAAAAGGTGGTGTTGATAAGGCACTCATGGCTAGGAGTCAGTTTGAATCCGTTACAGGTAGAGCAGGTAGAGGATTCCATCCTAATGCCGCCTATAAGGCTGGACCTAGTGTTGAGAGAATGGGAGCAATCAACGAAGGTGTAATGAACCACCTTCATAGAGTTCCATCAAATCAAGAATACTTTGCTAGTGCTACAGTTAAAACTAAGTTCCTTAAAAAGAGTATTTTACCTGGTAAGTTTGGTACTCCACAACGTCATGCTGATACTTGGTTTGGTAATACTCTATTACCAGAGACTAAGAATAAGGTTGCGGAAACACCTACAACTGGTGCTATTCCTATGGATTCAACTGTTAATCGTGGTGATAAAACACCTACAACTCCTAAGACAACGGTTGAACCACCAAAACCATCAACAACCGATAGAATAGCAAAAGAAATATTCCAAGGTGGTGGTAAAGGTGCCGAGGCAGCACCTGCAAAACCAACGACAACGACTCCAACTACCACATCAGCAACAACACCGGTAGCACCACCGGCGCCGCCAACTAATGGTAGTATTAGAACAGAACCAGTTCTTAACGTTGATAACCCAGTTAGAGGTGCATCTGATGGTGGTTCATTTGATGCTAATGGCACCGTCTCTATTCGTCCTATGGATAGAAAAGACGATCACGCATTAATCAGCAATAATGGTGGAAGAGACCAAGTTATAGGAACAGTCCAATCTGGTGAAAGAATAGATGTTACACCTCAGCAAAAAGTGAGTGGTAATATGGGACCAACTGATAATGGACTTAGAGGTGAGTTTGAGGCACTCCGACAGGAGATAGGTAATAATCTATCAAATGCAGGTGAACCAGTTAAGCAACAACCAAAAACAATACAACAAAAGCCTGATGCTAATGTGACCAAGTTTAATGCATCACTAAATGAACAAAATAAAAATAAACAATGGCATAATGATGCCTTTGCTAGAGCAATGGCCAGAACCAGATTGCAAGAAACTGGTGATACATTAAACAACCACTTCTCAGGTGGTAATACAAACTACGGATAAAAAAAGGGGCCCGTAGGCCCCTTTCAATAGTTATCTTGTAAAGTCTCAGTCCTCAGCCAACTTGCGAAACATTGCGAGGTCTTCATCCTCTTCATCTTCCACAACTGGTGCCTTAGCAACTGGCTTTGAGTCCTTAAAAGGAACCTCATCATCAACCGAGTATGTTGCTGATACCTTTTGACCGCCAGCAGGAGGATTATAGGTACCACCGCCGTTCTGGGTGTTTACTGAACCTGCATGACCATTCACATCATCAAGGCGGGCCTTGAGTTCAGCATAGGTCTTGAAGTTCTTGCGGTCAACAATCTCCTTGAGAGAATGTTCACGCTTCCAGATTGCTTCCATCTCATCATCGTCCTTTGATAGCGGACCTGGTGCGAGGAACACGGACTCGTCATAGTTAGGGAATGATACGTTACGACCACCCATATTAACATTCTGACGGGTTACCTTCAACTTGAAATGA